ACCGCTGGTGAGCCCAGCTTGGCGCTGAGCTATACATCAGAACGGGGTCGCTGTGCAACTGTGGCGTCAAGGACGCGGCGAAGCTCGCGGACGATCTCTTGCCGACCGCAGTGTTTGCCAAAATCGCGCGGCTCAAGGTGCATCATGTATCCAGCGATCGCCCAGAAGCACTTATCCTCGGCATCCGCCCACTCCCTGATCCGCTGCCGTTCCGTTTCCCGCCCCCACTCGAACAGGTCGCGCTTCGCCATGCCCTGCGCGCGTATCCATGCGTCCAGTCGCTCGATCATCCCCTATCCCCTGTAGTGCAGCCCGAGCGCATCGAGCGCCAGCCGCAGTGCCACGATGCCCTCGCCCTGTGGCCGCTTCACCGACAGCGCCCACAGGCTGGCGGGCTCGCCCTCGATCACGACATGCACCAGCACGGGCGACAGCATGATGCCCACCGCCCGCATGGCGTCGCGGTATTGCACATAGCGCGGGCCGCAGCCGGGCGTGGGCTGCCCGCTGCCGGGCGTGGACTGCCCGTAGGAGCCCGTCACGGTGGCGGTGAGGCCCGAGGCGGCGAAGTCGGCCAGGAACCGCTCGCTGTCGTTGTACTGCTCAGGCGTGACCTCCTTGCGGGATAGGTAGCGCTCCATCGGCGACTGGCGCACGCGCTTGGCGACAAGCAGCTTGGCTTCCCTGCGCGCCCGCTCATCCGCCTCCTCCTCGACGGCCATCTCGGCGGCTGCCACGAGCCCGATGGTGGCGGGCACCTTGAGGCGCAAGGCGGCGGCGCGGTCGGCCTGGTTGCGGCGGCGGCGGGCTTCGCGCTTGGCGGCCTTGGTGCGGGGGCTTGCGGTCAAGCGTCGGGGCTCCGTTCGATGCGGCGCTCGTCGATCTCGAGGAACTGATGCGATTGCCATCGCGGTTGTGCGGAGCACGGCAGTTCCCATGTGCCGCCATTGCAGTCATCAGACTGCCAGTAGGCGACTTCCCATTCGGTCGAGCGGAAATTCGTCTTGACCCAATACTGTCCAGTTCGGCGCTGACGGTCTCGGTCCTTCAGGCTTGGCGCCTTTTCGACGGCCGCCTCGCGCGGCTGATGCTCGCCGCACCCATGTCCTGCGCTGACTTCCTCTGTCTTGGGGTATCGAAAGCACTGGCCGCTTATGGCGCCGAGCAGCACAAAGTATCGGCACGTCTCGCACGTCGGGTTCATGCCGGCACTCCCGGTTCACACTTGGACCAGCGCTCGACCCGCCATTCCGGGTTGGCTGCGGCCCAGATGGCGATCTGCGCGATGCCGGCGCTGTTGCAGCTCTCGACCGGCAGCTCGACGCGCTTGCATTGGTTGGGCGATGCCACGAGGCATGCGCGGATAGGCAGAACCAGCGCGGCTTCCTGCGCCATGAGCTGCTTGCTGATGACCAGGGCGGCGATCACCAGGGCGGTCACGCGCAGGATGCGCCAGCCGGCGGCGGCGTAGGCTTCGATGGGGGTCATGGCTGAAAGTCCCGGTGCTTGATCTTGGTGATGATCCGGTTGCCGTTTCTGGCTTTCAGCTCCACGGCTGGGCGCGCAACAATGCCTTCAGCTACAAACTCGCCCCATTGCGAGTGGAAGCCCGCCCGCGTCATGGCGATGGCGTCCGCCAGAGTGCCGCGCCCGATGATCGGCACCACGTCGATTGCCAGTTTCTGTGCGATCTCCTCCACGGCCGGGCGTTGCAGCCACCATTCCCCAACCTTGACATCGAACAGCACGAAATCCTGATCGGGCCTGTAGTTGCCGCCGCCCTTTTGGATGCGCGCCCCGTAGCCTTCGCCGTAAAGAACCGCACCGTCTGGAAACATCTCCAGCAGTAGCCCGGCGGACGGCAAGAACCGCTCTTGCAGCCGCTGCACGAGGCTTGCCGGTATCTGTGCGGCGTCGGTACGCCCGCCAAATGCAATCGCATGCGCCGTAACCTGGCCGGCATCCACGATAACCCGGATGTTCGTTCCGTCCACCTTCTCTGTGAACACCCATTCGTTGCCCGCGAGGTAGGCGAAAGCATCCTGCGTGTACTGCCCGTCAAGAAAGGTCCGGTGCTTGGTGGCCGGGTCGCGTAGGAACACGCTGTCGATCTTGTGGTACTCGCTCATGCTCCATCATCCTCAGGATTGGTCGGCTGCCACGGGCCGTCGGCGCTGTACACGCGCCCGACGAAGCCGCGCTCGGCGGGGTCATCGGGAACTTCCAAGGATTCCTTGGTAGTTGCCGGCGCGTAGGCCACGTACGGGATGCGCTTCGCCTTGCCCCGGTCGGGCTCCGACACGCTCCAGCTTGCCGCCTCGCCTACGGTCGATTGCAGGGCGATAACGTTGCTGCCGGTATGGCGGGAAACCATCGACGTATCGGGGAGCAGCCCTCGCTTCAGCAGCGCGCGGGCCGCGTCGAAGAACGGCTGTTTGGTCGCCTTTGTCAGGCGCTCGCCGTCAAACATGGGCCAGTAGGTGCCGGGCTTGTCGGCCGGGACGAACACGATCTCGACGGTCATAGCGCGCGGCTCCCGAAGTCGTTCTGCGGTCGCGGCCCGTCCTCCCAGACCTCGACCCGCCCGAAGCTGCCCGGCTCGCGCCCAGCCGTGCGCTCCAGCCCGGCCACGTACTCGTCGTGGTAGCCCTTCAGCGCCTGGATCACGCGCTCCAGATGCTCGCGGCGGGCCTTGGCCTTGAACGCGCGGACGGCGGCATCCAGCGACATGCCCGCGTTTGCCAGCCGATGGTCGTGCGCGGCGAGGATGGCCGTGTCGTCGGATGCGACGTGCGGGGCGGTCACAGCGGTATCTCCTGCCGAATGGTGACGGGGACGCCCAGCGGGGCGCGGCACTGCTCGGGCGGCGGAAGGTGGCGCAGGCGGGCCAGGAATCGGCTCCCGCCCAGGCGCTCGCCGTAGTCCGGGCGCGTATCCGCCGCCGCCAGCACCGTGCGGCTCCGCAGGCGGTTGGCGCAGCCACGGCTGGCGGTCAGCCGGTCGCGGAAGGCGCATGCCTGCTCGTTGTCGCGCTGGACGACCATGCAGCCGGGGCGTCCGCAGGCGCAGGGCTTGGTCTGCCCGCGCGCGCCCTTGTAGCCGCGTCCAGGGCCGGCGTTCATGCGGCCCTCCGGGGGCGCTCTGCGGCCCAGCCGTGCTCGCACAGCAGCGCAATCAGCGCCCTCGCCTCGCGCCGCTCTTCGGCCGTCCACAGCCGGTTCTCCAGCGGCAGGATGCACAGCAGCTCCTCCAGTCGCTTGGCCTGATCCATTGCCGTCTGACTTGGCCTCATGCGTCGATCTCCATCGCTTGGAGTGCGCGTTTCACCGCCCAATTCGGACGGCCGAGTTCTCGGGCGATTGCCCACGGCTTCAGCCCTTCGCCGTACAGGTCACGGGCAGCGCGCCACCATGCAGGGGCCGCCACGCATCGGTCGGTGTAGACAAGCCACTGCTCGCGGGCCTCGATGCCGTCCACGCCAAACAGCAACCCTAGCTGGTCCCATGTCAGCGACCGGAACCGGCGGCGGAAGTCGGCAAGCATCTGGACCTCGGCGAGGTTCACGTCGTGGCCCTCGCGATCTTGCGGCGATACCGCGTCGCCGCGATCTTCTCGGCCTCGCGGTACAGCTCCGGGTGCGCCTCGATGCACGTCCATGCGACCGGCACGCCGAGCCAGCAGCCGTCATCGTCCCGCACGGGCACCACGGCCACGATGCGCGTTCCGCTGCGCCAGTCCGCGCCGGGGTGGTGGTCGTAGTCGCGCCATTTGGCGGTGGTGAGGTCGGGGGTCATGCTTGCCCCATCCCGTCATAAGGATGGACCTCGTATGGGCTGCGCATCTCGCGTGCGATCCGCAGTTCCCGCGCGCGACGCTCCAGCGCTCCCGACACGGTTTCTGGTGCGCGTCGGCAGGCTATGGCGATGCGCCTGATCTGCCACCCGCACTGGTGAAGGATCATGTACGCAGTCGCCTCTTCTTCGGTGACGCCGGTATCGCCTACTTGGCGGTGTCGGCCTGCCATCAGCCTTCCTCCTCATCGGGCACGCGGTAGAACGCCCGCCTCACCAGCGCGTCGATCTCCGCATCTCGGCGCAGCACCGGACCCCAGCCCGTGCGTACCGGCGGGCGGAGCCATGCGCGGAAGCGGCGCCATAGGGCGATCAACCCTCGCACTCCGTGAGAAATCGCTCGTTATGCGCTCTGAGCTGCGCCGCGAGGTCCGCCGTCATCGTCTCAAGGTCCGCCTCGGGCACCTCGATCCAGCGCCAGCCGGCACACGGGCTAGGGGCGGCGGTTCCGACGCAGCCACTCAACGTTGGCATCGCGGCCAGCACGGCGAGCGCGATCATCCATCTCCGCGCGGTCGCGCTCGGCTGCCGCGTCTTCGATTGCACGTTCGGCACGGACCTCATCGCGGCCCTCCTGTTTCCGGCCCCGCCACACGACGGCGGCGAACCCCGCCGCGATGAGCCCGGCGATGGGCTGCCACCAGTCGCCGAGCAGGCTGAGGAGGGTGGCGATCATGGCTCGTCCGCCGGCTCATAGGTCATCTTAAAAATATCGTCTTTGCAGGGATAAAATTCGCCCTTGACGCCAGTGATGATCCAATCGCCGGGCGTGACGATGTGGCCGCCCTCAAGCGTAGCAACCCAGCCGTAGCCTACGTTGTGGTCCTCACAGAGAGCGGCGGGCAGTTCTCGCACCTCGGCATGATCACCATGCTTGAACCACTGCGTCGCCTCGATCACGACGGGCTTCTTGCGGTACTTCGCCATCACGCCTTCACCTCCGCCTTGGCGACGGACGCGGCGACCGACACGCGCCAGCCCTTGTAGAGGGACCGGGCGATGAAGATCAGCACACCGGCAATCGGCGAGGTCACGAACGCCGGGTTGCTGGCCAGCGTCTCGAAGGCCGGTTCGATGATCGGGCTCAGCGCCACGAGCATCGGCCCGACGATGCTGATCAGCCCGATCCACCATTCGCCGGTCTTCCACGAGCGGTTCATGGTCGGCAGGTCGACCGCCAACTGCCCATCGGGGCCGCGCTCGACGGTGAGCTGGCCCGGCGGGGTGGCGGGCGCTGCGGGGGCGGGTGGTGCGGCGGGCTCGGCCTCCTGAGCGCGCATGGCCGCGCGCACGATGGCATCGATGCGATCCTCGGTGAGGTGGGTCACTGCGGGTTGCTCCGGGGTGGTGGTGGCGGGCAAAAGCGTTGACTGGACTGGCTCAGGCGTTGACTGGAGTGCGGCGATGACCTTGGCGGCCTTGGCGTGCGACTTGGGCCAGTCCTCGGGCCGTTTGTTGCCGGGGCGCCAACGGCGGTCATAGACCTGGTAGGCCTTGTCCACGTCGGTCAGGCCCGGCACGGGGTCGGGGTCGATCCAGAACAGCAGCCGCGCCATGCATGCGGCCAGGAAGTCGTTCCAGGCCATCGCCTCGTGCAGCAGGTTGACCTCGCACGGGATGTCCAGCCGCTCGCAGATGGCCTTGAGCAGCGGCCCGGCCTTGGGGTGCTCGATCAGCTCGGCCACGCCGCCCATGCGCTCAAATTGCCAGAAGGACCTGGCGTATTTCGGCAGCAGCTTGCCGCCATCGCCGACCTGTATCCGGTCGTCGACATCGGTCTCCTGGAACGAGATGGCGAGCGAGAACAGCCGAGCTTCGGGCGTGTCGAGCGCGCGGCCCGTGAGCGTGCTCAAAAACCTGTGCGCCGGGTCGATCGCATCGCGGACAAGGATCTCGGGTTTCACGGCCGTGCGGCCTCCTGGGTCGGGGTGGGCGTGTGTAGGATTTCATGCCGCCGTATATTAGATTTTTTTGATGGAGGGAGAAAACTCAATAACTCAGAAAACTCAAGGCACCCCCTAGGAATACCCACGCGGGGGGTGGGGAGAGAGGGATAGAGAGAGGGGGAGTGAGTTATTGAGTAATCTATATATATTATATTATTTACCTCTATATCCCCCGGAAACGCTCGGTTTTGGCCGGGAAGAAAACTCAAATCCGGGCTGTGAGTTTTCATGAGTTTTCCCTCAGCCGGATGAGGGATCTCGGCTTGCTGCCGGTCGGCTCGCGAGATAACTCAATCATCCCGGATTCCTCAAGTTGAGTAATCACCTCGTTCCGGTCGCGACGGCTTAGGAACTGTGTCTTGCGCGCAAACGTGCCGCCGTCGATCCAGTCGCCGTGCCGGCGCAGGATTTCGACCACCTTTTTCAGCATGGCCTCGTGCTGGGTGTCGGCCACGTAGCGCTCGACGGCGCGGGCCAGGGTGCCGATGGAATGCTCGGCCAAGGCGCGGCCCCACCCAAGCTCGCCGGCCCCCATGACCGGGGCGACGGGGTTGCGCGACACGGCGGCAATCAGCGCAAGTTTGAGGCTATGCTCGGCGTAGCGGTTCCAAACGGCCGACAGCGCGCCGCCCTCGTGCTCGCGCTTGGCAGCAAGCTGGTCGGCCTGGAGCGCCGCCCACGCCTTGGCGCCGCCCTCATCAAACGGGACGGTGTAGGGCGTGCCGCCGGATGCCGGCGCCATGGCGGCTGCCAGGTTGCCCGCATCATGGCCGTAGGCGCCCACGGCAATGGCCTTGAGCGTGTCGACGATCCGCTCGGGCACGTCGGACGCGAGCCCAGCGGGCTCGCATGTGTCGGGATAGTTCTCGGGGCTGTGGAACAGAAGGTAGCGTGCAATTGAGCCGTCGCCGATCGAGCCCGACTGCATTGCCCGCCAAAGCTCTTCGGGCACCGTGGAGCCGTAGAGACAGACGCACGGCTGGTCGATGTCGATCCGGGGCCGATCTTTCTGGTTGGCGTATTCCGTCCCGCGAATGAAACTGTCGGCCGAGGTCCACAGCTTGGTCAGCGACGACATGATCTCGCGGCGATGGTGCGCGTGGCTTTTGGTATCGAGCACGCACTGCAGGAAGTGGCCGAACTCGTCGATCTGGAACAGCAGCGCCGGATGCCGGGCAACTGCCGACATCACGGCCGAGCCGCTGGCAAGTTCCTCGCCGCCCAGGTAGTCGGCGAGCCCGGCGGCAGCCAGGGCATTGCGCACGCACTTGCGAGGGTGGTCCTTGCCGCTGCCGGAGGCGGCCAGGGCCACGGCGTAGATGTTGGTGCGGTTGTCCAGCGGCGTGCGGTAGCGCCGCCCTGCAATGGCCCCTACGGCGCAGATGGCAGCACCCAAGGCCAGGAACGGCTGCGGCGAGATGGAGGTAGCGCAGATCCACGCCACCATGTCTTCGAGCACACCGCCGGGACGCATGACGGCCTCGGCCACCGGAACGCCGCGCGCCCCGGTATCGCGCTCGATGCGTGCGGGCGCCTGTGCCGGCTCGATGATTTCGCCCGTCTCGGGGTCGTGCGGCGGCAGCGCGAAAGCCGACAGGTCGACCTTGGGCGGCACGATGGCCTGGGCCTTGGCGATCAGGCGGCGAATTTGGCGGTCGGCCGCGTAGCCGGTGAGCTTGCCCGATCCGATTTGCCCATAGGGATATTGCCGGATCGCGGCCTCAAGCTCAGCCTGCGTAAAGTCGAGCGTCATGTCTTCGGCCAGGCGGAAGTCGCACCGGCTGCGATCCTCGCAGCGGTCGTCGTTCCGCCATCGCGGCCCGGCCAGGGGGTGGTCGAGAATGCGCTGCAACAGCTCGGCGCTGAACGTGCCCTTGGACAACTCGATGTCCGAGGCATCCACCGCGAGTGCCGCGCGGGCCGGGGTGCTCTGCCGTAGCTCCAGCGCCAGTTGGGCGAATGCTTCGGTGATGTCGCACAGCTCGTCCGGGGCGCATTCCAGCCGGCGGCCGGTGAGCGCGAAGAACCGGCGGGCCGGGTAAAGCCCGATCTCCGATTTCTTGTGCGTGGTCGTCTCGTGGCCGGTCAGCGACTCGGGACTGTCAATGCCAGCCTCCATGCCGCCAGTGCCCAGGCAATCCGGCACCCAATCGACCAGACCAATGAGCTTGATGCCGCTGCCCGACGGACTGATCTCGGCATAGGTCGGCAGGCGGCGCAGGATGTCGGCGGCCCAGCCGTGAATGGAGCCGTCGCCGTTGCGGCACAGGTCAAGGTCGGTGCCTACTGCCCATCGTCCGCAGGCAAGCTCGCCGAGCTGGAACGCCATGCCGGTATAGCTGCCGGCGGCGAGTGAAGCGCGGGCGGTTTCGAACGGAACCCACGTGCTCGGGTCGTTGCTCTTGGCGTTGCCGCCGCCGCAGCGATAGGGGACTTTGCGCCCCTGTTCGTCGCGCCAGACGTGAAAGCGCGATCCCGTCCAGCCCAGCAGCTCGCCGAGATCCGTCTCGACGGCTTGCGGGCGCAGGACGCTGCCCCGGCGGATGGGGGTCAGATCCGACATCATGCCGGGATCGGCTCGTGCCGCTTGCGCAGATAATCGAGGTTGGCCTCAAGCCGCCCCATCTGCTCTTGGATGCTGTCGATGTAGCCGGTGCAGGTAACGTTGATGAACGTCGCCCACTCTTCGGGGGTCAGCTTGGCGAGGTCTGACTTGCCGAGGCTTTCCAGATACTCTCCGGCCTTATTGCCAGCGTGCTCCATGGCCGCCTGCTCATAGGGCGTGGGGTCGGTCATGATCTTTCCTTGTCTGAGGGCGTCCATGCACCAGGACGAGCAGAAGCGGTCGCCATTGGGGGCGATCCATTGCTTCTTTGCTGGGGTGACGGTGCGGCATGTTTTGCACGTCACGAGAACCGGACCTGAACGACGCGCCAGAACTGGCCGTCTTTGCGGATGCGGATGGCGCGCGGGCGCTCAAGCTGCCCTGCCCTATCCAGGGCGGTGGCCGTGAGCGTGGGCACAGGCGCGTCAATGCGGCCTAGCCACCACCGTGCGGCCTTGGCGGCTGCATAGCCGCCGTGCTCAAAGCAAATCCATTCGGAGTAGCGGGTGAGCCCGCAGTGATAGTCGACCCGCATGCTATCGGGAGAGCCGGGCTTGGTGCGCCGGTGATAGGTGATGGAAGAGACCGGCAGCCAGTCGGACACTTCCGACGACAGCATCGGCGCCGCGAGCGGCTGGGCGTCGTGTTTCTTGCGTTCGCGCACGATCTCGAAGTCGTGGCCACACTGCGGGCACTCGTCCGCCGCCGCCAGTATGACCGCCTCACACTCGGGGCAGGTCTTCATGGGTGGAGGTGCTGTGCCGGTCTTTACCCGGCCGGTGATTTGATCGAGTGGCCCGTGACGCATGGCGTTGCCGCCGAAGTCCAATACCAGACAATCGGTCTTTCCTTCAGCCAGGCGCGTCCCGCGCCCGACCATCTGCACCCACAAGCCCGCGCTCTGCGTCGGCCGCAGGACAGCCAGAAGATCGACCTGGGGCGCGTCGAACCCGGTGGTGAGCACGCTGTCATTGGTGAGGCAGCGGATCTCGCCACGCTTGAACGCCCGGATGATCCGGTCGCGTTCTCCGAGCGGCGTCTCGCCGGTCACGGTCTCGACCGTCACGCCTTCGCCGCGCAGTTCGTTGGCGATGTGCTGGGCGTGAGCGACGCCGGTCGAGAACACCAGCCACGAGCGCCGGTCGGCGCCCGCTCGTATGATCTCCTGGCAGGCGGCGGCCGTGATCTCGTCCCGATCGGCGGCCTTCTGCAGTGCCGCAGCGACGAACTCACCGCCGCGAGTGGCAACGCCGCGAGTGTCGATCTGCGTCTTGCCAGCTCGCGCGATAGGTGGGCACAGATAGCCGTCGTCGATCAGCTCGCGGATGCCGACCTCGTGGGCGATGCTGTCGAAAACCTTGCCCTTGCCCTCGATCAGCGACCCAGTGGACAGCCGGAACGGCGTGGCCGTGAAACCTACCATCGGGACCGTGCCGGCGTTGATCACGGCAAGATCGGACAGCAGCTTGCGGTACATGCCGTCGCCGTCGGCCGGGATGAGGTGGGCCTCGTCGACTATGACCAGATCGACCTTCTGGAGATCGAACGCCTTCTTGTAGAGCGATTGGATCGACCCGAAGACGACGCGGCCAGACAGGTCGCGCGAGCGGAGCCCGGCGCTGTAGACCGACACAGGAGCGTCAGGCCAGATCCGCAGCATGGTCCGCAGGTTCTGCTCGACCAGCTCGCGGACATGCACCAGCATGACCATCCGCTGATCCGGCCACTGCTCCAGCGCTTCGCGAATGAACGTGCAGAGCGTCGGCGCCTTGCCCGATCCGGTGGGCATGACCACCAACGGCGCCTCGATGCCCTCACGGAACGCCTGATAGATCGCGTTGACCGCTGCCCGCTGATATGGTCGAAGCTCGATCATCGGCCTTCGTCCACCCACTCCGCGCCATCGCGCATCTGGTAGACCACGGCATCGCCGCGAACGTCGGTCTGCTCGCCAGCGACCAGCGCCGGGATGTAGCGGTGCGTCTGCATGCAGCCGGCGCGCTGATTGCGGCGGCTCAGCAGGATGTCGTTGGCCGCACAGTGCCACTTGCCGTCGTCGATCGGCGAGGCATGCAGGCATGTCCGGCAGTTGCGCTCGGCCAGGTCGGCGCCGTGACAGACCCCGGCAAAGTCGCACATTTTGCAGACGAAGTAGTCGGGGTCGTCGCTCAGCTTGGCCGGTGGCGTGGCGGCATTGATGACCCGCTCGGCTTTGGCGAGCATGCGCATGGCCAGGACCGGATCGGGCTTGACCCGCTCGCTGTAGAGCTGGTCGGTGTCCTTGTGGACGGCGAGATAGAAGCCACGCTCGGCGCCCAGGAGGTGCATGTACACCTGCAACTGTGCCATGTGCTGCGGCTTGGATTTCTCCAGCCCGTGCTTCTGCAGGGCGTTGAAGCTCTTGGTGTTGTGGGTCTTGAACTCGCAGACGTGGCGAGCCTTGGGCGCCTCGTGGATACCGAACGCAATGGCGTCGGCGCTGCCGCCGAAGTGCCCGGCGCACGCCTTGACTGCCCACTGCTTGCCAGTCTCCGGGTCCACGTCCATGACGGTGACGCCGGCCGAGCGCAGGTTGCGGATCAGCCGCGCTTCTTCGAGCTGGCCGGTCTCGAACAGCCGCAGGATGCGGCCCGCGTGCAGGGCGACGCGGGTCCAGCGGAACCCGTACCACAAGGCGCGCTCGCACTCGTGGCCGATCAGGGACGCGCCCAGGTGCTCGCGGAACCCGTCGCGCGAAGCGGCCTCATAGGCCGCGTAGATCGCGGCCACCGTGGGCATGGACGGCTCAGGTAGCGGCGCCATAATGGCGTTGCCTTCTCGGTTCGCTGAGAGGACGAAGGGGCGGGGGCGCTATCTTGGCGGATCGGAGCCCCCGCCCCGGCTTAGCTAAGCGCGGCGCTGCTTCCAGGGCGCGGCGGCAGAGGTTGCGGGAGCGGCAGACGGGGCGGCCGTGGCAGCCGGCCTGGCTGCCATCGGCGTCACGTTGCCAGCGGCCTCATACCCACGGATCTCGTTGCTCGCGTCGTAGCCGCCGCTGGCGGCCCGGACGCGGACGGTCACGATCACCGGGATGAAGTGCAGTTCCTGGCTGTCGCTCACGTTCAGCTTGCCGGTTGCGTGGCACAGCGCGGACAACTGCCGCTGAGCGATCTCGACTGCCTGCGCGTTGCTGTTGACGATGTTCAGCCTGTCCCAGAGCTTCCTGCCCTGATGCGGCCCGTCAACAATATCCAGCTCCAGCCAGAGGTATTGGCCGTCGCCGTTCTTGGTCGGCTTCATGTCGCTGTCGACGACATGCACCTTGTACTTGCCGGCCGGCAGGACATCGAATGCCTGCGACGGCTGGACCTGCGTTGCGTCAAAGTTTCCACCGAGTTCAGCCATGTTGCTCGCTCCATTTGTGGTACATGTTCCAGTCGCTCATATGAGCAAACCAATAGACTGCGCAAAATCAATAGGGTGAGAAGCACCTTTGCGCACGTTGCATTCGGGACAGGTGATCTGAAGATTCGTCCGATAATTCTCGCCGCCGAGTTTGATCGGCATCACATGATCGACGTGATAGCTCCGGCCCACACTACGGCGGCAGTAAGCGCATTTGCCTTTTTGCTTGGAATAGATGGCCCGCACGTCCGCAGCGGAATGACTGCCTGCGGTTCTCAACGCTGCGCGCCGATTGCGTGTTCTGGCGCGAACGGCGTCGATGTTCCGCTTTACCGATGCGGCGTTAGAAGCCCTCGCTTTCTCCGGGTTGGCTTTCTTCCATTCCCGCGCTCTTTGGACGAACTCGTCACGGCGAGAACGGTAGTAGGAGTTCATGTATGCCTTGAGGTCGTCGCTCCGAGCTGAGGCATATGCAGGGAGATAGGCCGCATTGTTCTGTCGCTGGCAGGTAACGCAAACACAGGTGCTGGCGTACCGCTCAGCGACATGACCGTGCTTGCAGGGCTTGCCGGTGAAATACCGCGCAAGGCCAGCAGCCTTTGCTTCTATGCGCGACATGATCACCGGCTCGCTCATGATCAGGCAGCCTGGGCCAGGGTAGGGGCGAGGTGCTGCGCAAACGCGTGCCAAAGCTCCGCCGGGTACTGAGTGTTCGGCAGATCGATGGAGGGTGGCATATTGAAACGTGCCTTGGCAATAAACCCAGGGCGCTCCTCCAAGTGAAGGATGCGCTGCCCGGTCCCAATTCCTCGCGCTACTTTTCGGTTGAAGCCGGCGTCTGCCTTCGCGATGCTGGTTTTGTAATTCATGAAAGCCACCACGTCTGCGGCTTCAATGAGAAGATCGCTCGCACGAGAATGGCACTTGATGCCAAACCTGTCGTAGGGCTCGTGCTCAGGCGAATCGAACCGCTTGATGGTATGGTGGGCGATCAGGACAATGGTCATGCCCTTGTCGTCCCGTAGCGCTCTCAGCCCGTCGATCACCTCGCGCCAAAAACCGAGGGCGGCGACATAGCCTCGGCCGTAGCCGGGGTTCTCAATGTCGGTCCAGCCATTCTTGCGACAGGCTTCCGCCCAGATCAGCGGCTCCATCCAATCGACGGAATCGATGACGCAGGTGCGCCGGTCGTGCTCCTCTGAATAGAGAACGCCGATCGCCTGCATCACGTCTGCGAAAGACGTAATCGGCCAGTGCGGTACATCGAGGGTTCCGATGCCATCTTCAACCGCGAGGAAAACCGGGGCCTCAGCCCCTGCCGCCATCGTGGTTTTGCCGCAGCCGGCCACGCCGTACAGGATGACCATGGGGGGCTTAGGGGCATCGCGGCGTCGCAGGGAGTTTAGGGAGATTGCCATATCAGATCGGGCTCCATATGGTTTGCGTCACAGGACGTTGTCGAACAACGTCGAAACTGTTATAGGGGCCGGCATCGTACCGTGGCAAGGGAAAGCGTCGCAACATGTCGAACGTTCAAATCGCCCGAAGCGAGCGTGTCGCCTTGCGCTTAACGCCAGAGTTGAAGGCGCAAATCGAGGCATTGGCTGTCGAGGATGACGTGACGCTCTCCAAGTGGCTGGAGCGAGCGGCGCGCGAGGCGGCTGAGAAGCGGCGCAGATCGAACTGATCACCCCACCCCCTCCACCTTCGCGTCGACTACATCGACGTTGAACCCGCGATTGCGCAGGGCGGCTCGCTTGGCGGCGCTGGTGCTGGTGTCCATGTTGCCGCGTTTGCGGTCGTAGGCGCGGACGACCATGGCGCCGCAGTCGGTGTAGCCGAGCAGGACCAGCGCGTCGGCGCGGTAGCGAATGACCTTGCCGTGCTCGTCCACGCCGATCGGCAGCGAGACCTCTTCCCACCAGTCCAGGATGGTCCCGGCGCGCTTCATGGTATCGAGCGTGCGGGCGAGCTGGGCGCCGGCCTTGCTATCGGCCAGGCGCTCGCCGCCCCACGATGCCGGGGCGGTGGTGCGGATGGCGCCGTATTTGTTGCGAGGTGCCGGCCTTCCACCGGCGGGCGCAGCGGTGCCAGCCGCGTGCGCTCTTTCCACCGGCGGAGCGAGAGACGCCGGCTGCGGAACTCGTGCGCCAGTCTCCGGGTCGTACCCGGCGGCGCGAAGGGACTCGGCGGTGGGGCGGCTCATACCGCCTGCGCCCTATCCACGAGCAGCCCGGCCACCGCGATGAACTCCGCCCACCGCACCACGCCGTCGACGATGAGCGCCGGAAAGCTCAGGATGAACGCCGCGAGGGCGAGGAGGGCGTAGGCGTAGGGGGTCACACCGGCCCGCCCAGCCTGCCGTCCGGCCCGACGCGCGAGCCGCAGCCACAGGCGCCGTAGGCCGCGTTGCGGGCATCCCTGGCAGCGCGCTCGAAGGCGGCACCCCACAGGTCGCGCTCAACGAACAGCCCGACCGTGCCGGAGCGGCCCGACATCGCGGCGTCGCGGTCCATGGCGTCCCTGCGGTCGGACCAGCCGGCATGGGCCAGGTCCGCCGCGCGGAGCAGGAGGCACGCGGCGAGGAGGAGGACTACGCGCATGTCAGCTCCATCTGCTCGGGGCGGGGCGGCGGCTCAGCGAACAATCGCGGCTGGCGGTAGGCGTCGGCGATGCGTTTGCACGTGACTTCGAAGTACCGCTCGGACTGCTCGATGCCGATGAACCGGCGACCCAGCTTGACGCACGCGACGCCTGTGGTTCCCGAGCCCATCGTCGGATCGCATATCGTCTGAGCGTCGGCCGGCAGGTGGCCGATGGCCCACTCCATGACGCCGACCGGCTTTTGTGTCGGGTGGTGGCCGCGTTCCTCGCCGCCCTTGCGCAACATGCCGTTCCACATCCACTGGATGCGGCGGACAGCCTTGTTGAGGTTCGTCCAGGCCAGTTCGCAATCGGCGAAGTCGCCCGTGTTCAGCTTGTCCCAAACCAGCCAGCATGTCGTCGGCGGCAGGTTGTAGTAGTTGCCGCCAAAGATGATCTGCCACTGAGATTTGGCGCGGAACAGGTCGATGGCAGAAGGCGGCAGAGGGGCGCTGTCCCATTCCTGTGGGCCATAGTCGCGCACTTCACCGCGCTTGCTAGTCCCAATTCCTCCGCCCTTAGCGGCGTCAATCCCATACGGAGGATCGACCACGATGGCGTCGATGGCGCTCAACGTCGGCAGCACCTCGCGGCAATCCGCCAAATACAGCGTCGCGTCGCCGATCTGCTCGACCCTCATGCGTCCCGCTCCAGCAGGACGCTCCACCCACTCCGGTCCACATCGACCACGAACGGCAGCCGCCAGCCCTCACAGAGCAAAGCAAGCCAGCAGTCGCGGGGAGCGTAGAGGATCAGCATGTCACCTCACCGCCAAGGGCTCGCATGACGGGCCGGCGGTGTTCCGCTCGGGCAAGCCCGTCGTGGGA